GAACATCAAGCCAGAGCATACTGCACTGTTACTTGGGTAAATAAGATTAGCCCTATCCTTTCGGGGGTGGGGCTTTTTATTGGAGTTATTATGGCAACAATAGTCGTTGAAACAGGTTCAGGTTCTACTACTGCTAATTCCTATGTAAGTGAAGCTGATCTTGCGACTTATGCAGCAGATCGAGGTCTTACGGTTACTGGAACTGCGGCTGTATTGCTAATCCGAGCAATGGATTACATCGAAAGTAAGGATTTCTTAGGCACAAAGGCTAATCAGGCACAAGCTACTATGTGGCCTCGCTATGGAGTGATGATTAACAATTACTACCTATCATCAACATCCATACCCCAATTATTAAAAGATGCTCAAATGGAAACCGCTATTGCCGTAGGCGCTGGTGTTGATCCACTTGATAATCAAGCTAGAGAAACTAGCAAAGAAAAAGTAGGTAGCTTAGAGGTTGAGTATTCCGATTCAGCGAGGGCGGTGACGTTCTTAAAAGCTGTTGATACCAAGCTGGCAAAACTTACTCACAGATCACATCGAGTTATCCGTGTTTGATTATAAGACGCTACAGAAAACGGCTACTAGCTTAATCTCTAACTTTGGCGTAACTGCGTCTATCACAAGAGATGAAGGTCGTAGATTCGACCCTGCAAGCGGCAAATATTTTACCGGACTTACTAATACTTACAGCTTAAAAGCTGTTAGAGCGCAATTTAATGCGTTTGAGAAGGCTGGTGAGACTGTGCAAGAGAAAGATGTACGCATTTTAGTTCAGTCAGGTGTGATTGTTCCGCTAATTAACGATACTTTGCTGTTTGACTCGATTGAATATCGGGTAATGAATGTAATGACTGAATCCCCCTCTGGAACGGATGTGTTTTATGACCTTCATTGTCGAGTTTAATGAAATAGCTAAACAAACAAACCAAAAAGTTGAAGACGTTGCAAAACTTATTGCCACTGACATTTTTGAGCGTGTGATTCATAAAACACCTTATGGTAAGCCTGAATTATGGAAAGGAAGTCCACCTAAAGGTTATGTAGCGGGTCAGCTAAAGGGTAATTGGCAGACAACAATTGGTAGTCCGTCAAAAGCAATATTACCAATAAAAGATAAAGATGGTGGGGCTACGGTTAAAAACATGAAATCTGTCATGGCAAAATGGGACGGTACTGGCGTTGTTTATTTTAGAAATAACCTTCCTTATGCCGCAAGAATAGAATATGGCGCGCATTCTAATCAAGCGCCTCAAGGGATGGTGAGGTTAGCTTTAATTATGCTTGACCAAGCTGTCAAGAAATCCATAAAAAAAGTGGCATAGGAATTGATAAGGGTTTGTTATGAGTACAGTATTTGCAGACATTAGTTCCGCGCTAGATTTAAGACTAAACACTCTTACTGGGCAATCACCTGTTGCTTGGGAGAACACAGCTTACATTCCTGTCAAAGATACGCTTTATCTAAGGCCAACAATTCTTCCAGCTTTAACACTTCAGGCAGGGTTAGGTGTAAACGGTATAGATGAATACATAGGAATTTACCAAATAGATATATTTGCGCCAGCAGGAAAAGGGCGTGGCGAGGCAGAAATTAAAGCCGATGCAGTAGCCGACCACTTTAAACGTGGAACAGATTTATCTAAGAATGGCAAAACTGTAAGGCTTGGTAATGTATCAAGAAACTCAGGAATAAGGGACGAAGACCGTTTCATTATTTCACTCTCTATTAACTATATGGCCCATGTAACTCCGAGGTAAATTATGACTATCGCAACAGGCTCACGCCACAATCTATCCTATGTTGTTGAATCAACATTTGGCACTACTCCAGCTAATCCTTCATTTGCGCCAATTCGTCACACTGGAACAACATTAGGTCTATCAAAAGACTCTATTGAGTCCGAAGAATTGCGTGAAGATCGTCAAGTTGCTCATTATCGTCACGGAAACAAGTCAGTAACAGGCGATGTTAACTTTGAACTGTCTTATGGTGGCTTAGATGCGTTACTTGAGGCTACGTTATGCGGCACTTGGGCAACAAATGTCCTGTTAGCAGGAACTACACGCAGAAGTTACACTATTGAGCGGCACCACCAAGATATTGGCAAGTTTTTGCGCTCTACAGGCTGTCAATTTAACACTATGTCCTTATCAGTTGCGCCAAATTCAATGGTTACTGGTTCATTTGGCGTTATTGGCTCTGGATTTAGTAGTTCTGCCACTGCTTTAACTAACGCAACCTACAGTGCAGAATCAACAACCGCACCTTTTGACTCTTTTACTGGGGCAATTACTGAAGGTGGTTCGGCTATTGCCATTATTACTGCGCTTGAGCTAAATATTGATAACGGTATGGAAGCTCTCTATGTAGTTGGTTCTTCTGACACATTATTACCGTCTATTGGTAAATCAATGGTAACAGGATCAGTGACAGCTTACTTTGAAAACACTACCTTAATGGATAAGTTTGTAAATGAAACTACCTCTGCTTTGCAGTTTACATTGACTGATGCGGCTGGAAACGACTACATCGTTTTACTGCCAAAAGTTAAGTACAACTCAGGTAATCCCGAAGTCAGTGGCCCAGGTGCAATCACCTTAACCCTAGACTTTGTTTCTCTGTTTAACTCCGCAAGCGACAAGCAAATAAAGATTACTCGCGTACCCGCTTAATTTCATAGATCGAGGCTACTACTAGATCGAGTCACTACTATAATTAAATCATAAGGCTTCAAATGGACATTAATACGCTATATACAGTAGACGCACATGAGGAAGGGGCTGAAATACGCATTGTAAGCCCCTTAGACGGCAAAGAAACCGATTTCTACATAACTCTTCAGGGTGTTGACTCTAAAGCTTATAGAACCGCTGTAAAGGCTTATCACAGAAAACTCGTTAATGAAGAAGAGGGTGGCGAGATTGATTTGTTGATTGCTATTACAAAAGGTTGGCGCGGTTTATCTGATGGTAAAACAGACGTTAAGTTTTCTGCGTTGCGCGCAAAAGCGGTTTATGAAAACGCGCCTAATGTAGCAGCACAGATTGACCGTTTTGTTTCTGATCGAACAAATTTTATCAAGGGCTAATTGACGAACTTTCAGTCTATGCTAAATGGCAGTTTTGGTCTGCTGGCTATGATAAAGGTTCTACAGTTAGTCGTATTGATAATCTCAATCAAGTTGCAAAATCTATTGGTAAAAACCCCAAAGAGTTAGATGAAAAACCAGAGTTAAATGACAATTTGGCGTATTTATGGGGGTTATTTGTAAGCCTTAAAAATGCGTCCTATGGCGCTATCTCCTATTCTGAAATTCAAGCATATATGGCAATTTATGGTGATCTCTCGATATTTGAGGTCGATGCTATTCGGGCTTTAGACACACTCCACTTTAAAGAGACAAATACTGATGGCTGATGACACTATTGCAAAAATCGGAATTGATGTAGATGTTACTGGTGCAGAAGAAGCCGCTGCTCAATTAGATAAATTGGGTAAAACAGGCAAGAAAACAGAAAGTGGATTGCAAGGCGTTGCCAAAGGAGCTAATAAGACGAATGGCCCATTTAGAGCTATGCGTGGGTCTATGCAGCAAGTTTCTTGGCAGTTACAAGACGTTGCGGTTCAAGCCCAGATGGGAACAGATAAACTAGTAATTTTGGGTCAACAGGGGCCGCAATTACTTTCTGTTTTTGGGCCTGGCGGTGCTGTTGTCGGTGCTTTAGTAGCATTTGGAGCTATGTTGGGTGGCACTCTATATAACAGTATTTTTAATGTTTCAGGAGCGTTAAAAGAATTAGAAAAATCAAGTGGATCACTATTTGAGCGATTTAGTGAGTTAAACGAGGCAATGAAATCTATTGCTAGGGTACAAGCTGCTGAAGAGATAGCTGAATTAGAAAAAGCTATAGAAAATGCAGGAAAGAAGATTCAAGAAGCAAATGAAGATTTTATACAATATATGCACACTTCTCAGGCTCATACAGCCATAGAAGAAAGGCTTACAGAAACAATTAATCATCAAGTAGAGATTATTGAACTTGCTCGCGAAAAAATCGGTAAGATTACAAAAGACATAGATGATTACTCTGATGGCACTGAAAAGCTAATCAAAAATTTAGATGAACAATTAATTACATTAGGTATGACCAATGTAGAGCTAACCGCTTACAAGGCAACCGTAGAGGGTGCTACCACTGCCCAGATTAAACAAGCAATATCTATTCAAAAGGCCATTGATACAAAACAAAAAGATATTGATGCTACAAAAGAGCAAATAAAGGCTCAAATAAAAGCAGATGCTGACCTTGTTAAAGCGCGAGCAAAAGCAGACGCTGATGCTCTTAAAGCTGGCGATCAAGCACAAAAGTTAATGCAAGACATTGAACAAGCAAATATGACTGAGCTTGAGCAACTATCGGCTCAATTAACAGCAAAAGGCGGTTTACTAGCTCGATTTTTAGAGCAAGATCATATCACTTTAGATCAATATCTAGCGATGGATGCTGAATTGCAAAAGACATACGATCTTGCAGAAATAAAAGCTAACGATGAAAAGAATAAGAAAATATTAGAAGACGATAAAGCGTTGGCTGAGGCAAAAATTAAGATTCAACAAGAAGTGCTTGCAGGAGTATCGGGCGTTATTGGTCAACTTTCCGATGCAGCAAAAGAGGGTTCATCAGAAGCAAAAGCCTTGTTTGCTATAGAAAAAGCTATTGCGATTGCAACAACTGTAATGAACGCAGAAGTGGCGGCTGTAGCGGCTATGGCGGCAATGCCTGGGCCTCCTGGTGTGCTTATGGGTAACGTAATTCGCGGCATTGGTTATGCGTCTGCTGGAATTATTGCTGGTACGGCTATTGCTGGAGGCCGAGCATTAGGTGGTCAGGTTCGTGGTGGTGAATCCTATCTTGTCGGTGAGCGTGGCCCAGAATTGTTAACAATGGGTACGTCAGGCCGTATAGCCAGCAATGATAGCCTTAAAAACGCTGTTGGCGGTAATTCTGGCTCCGGTGTCACTGTTAATCAAACTATCAACGTCACTACTGGCATCCAAAGCACTGTTAGAG